GTGGAGCCCATCGACATGGAAGACCTGGTGAACCCGGTCGCTGAGGCCACCTCGACGGTGCCTACCGTCGAGAATGGCGTCCTGTCCCTGGTGGTGGAGTACCGCAACGACATGAACGGCGGTCTAAAGACTGGCTTCTGGCTACGAGAGTTTGGTATTTACGCCAAGACTGCCAACAGCGAGGAAGTGCTGCTCTACTATGCCACTCTGGGCGATAGCCCACAGCCGGTCAACGCCTACCAGGATAACCGCATCGACATCCGGCGCTATCCGGTGACGATTGCGCTGGAGGTGGACGCAGACATCCAGGTCACTTACAACCCCGGGGCCTTCATTACGGCGGAAGAGGCTGAACAGCTTGTCCAGGCCATGGTGAACGAGTCCATTGCGGAGATTATTGGCAGTGTCGGCACCACCATCATCAAAGACATCACGATCCCGGCCACGGGCTGGGCCTTGGACCCGGATCTTGATGAATCGGGCGAAGCAGGGGAGGACAGCTACCGCTATCGTGTGGAGGTAGTGATGGCCGAGGCGACCGCCGACCATTTCCCTGATGTTGCCTTACATAAAAGCGCCCTACATACCGCAAACGAGGCGGGCTTCTGCCCAACGGCTCAGTCTCTCGCCGGTGTTCTGCGGTTTTGGGCAAAGAAAGAACCTGCCGCAGATATGGCCGCAACGGTTGCATTGCTCTCCGGCGGCTCCGGCGGGAGCAGTGGAGGGGGTGGGGCCTATGTGCTGCCAGTAGCGACCAAGACCCGGCTTGGCGGCGTGAAGATCGGCGATAACATCAGCGTGACCGCCGACGGCACGATTTCTGCAACCGGTGCCTCTGTTTCCGAAGATGACATGGCATCGACTGCTGATACCGGGGAAATGCTCGATGAGGTGTTCCAACCGGAACCCTAACTGAGCAAGAACAAATCATCAGGAGGAAAAAGTATGGCCTACGATTCTAAAAAACTTGTAAACCTCCAGGCCCTGAAGGACACGGCGACCCGCATTAAGGCGGAGTACCTAGCTGCCATCTCCAAGGCAGGTCACGCCCGGTTCCAGAAGGCGGATGCCGTGCCGGAAGCGGCTACGGCGGAGGAGAACGTCCTGTATCTGGTCAAGAACGCAGAGACGCAGCACTATGACATCTACGCCCTGGTGGATGGCGTTGTGGAGCTGATCGACGATACGACCGTCGCTCTCGATGACTATATCACCGAGGAGGAACTGGCTCAGGCCCTTGAAGAGTTGGGTGCCGGCACCATATATTCCGGCACCAAGACCGACCTTGCCACCGCTGATTCCGATGTGATCTCCGCTTTCTTTGGCGAAGAGGAGGCCCCCACTCCGAAGGAGGGCGATGTATTCATCGTCACCACCCTCGTTGACGGGGTGACCTATGAGATGTCCTCTTACTGGTACGATGGCGAGCAATGGGTCGCTATCACCGGTAATGTTGACGCTGATAAGGTCATCATGCGGGACAACATCACCATGGCCGGTAACTACACGCAGGTTGGCAACAAGACCAAGGATCAGAATGGCACAGCCGAGTTCGCCACAAAGGGTATGTCTGTTGCCGACATCCTGACCGACATCTTCAGCAAGCGGCTCCAGCCCGCCATCACGGCGCAGCCCAGCATCAGTGGCTTCAACCTGTCCGGGGCAAAGGCCGTGGAGGCGGGCACTGAGCTGGAGAGCGCCAGCTACACCGCTGGCACCCTGACCCCCGGCTCTTACCAGTACGGCCCGGAGACCGGCGTTGCCGCCTCCAACTGGAAGGTTGAGCGGCTTACCGACCAGGGCACGGAACAGATTGCCAGCGTGGACGCCGCCTCTCTGGACGCCGGTTCCGACGACAACGGCGGCGCAGGCTTCATCATCGGTGATGCCGGCGGGGAGGGGGTTGTGGCCTCTCTGCGCTACAAGGTGACCGCTACTCACGGAGCCGGCGTGACCGCCAAGGACAACCTGGGCAGCGATTCCGAGCCTGTTGTGGCGATTGCCGCAGGCACGAAGGAGAAGACCACCGGCGCCTACACCTCGTACCGGAACTTCTTCTACGGCGCCACCGAGGAGAAGCCCACACTCGACAGCGCCTACATCCGGGGCCTGACCAAGAGCAACAAGGCTTATGCCGCTGGCACCATCACGATCAACGTGCCCGCCGGGGCGCAGCGGGTGGCTATTGCCTGCCTGGCTGATAAGACCGGCGTGACGAAGGTTATCAACGAGACCGCCATGAACGCCGATGTGACCAGTACCTTCGTTCAGTCCGACGTGTCTGTCGAGGGCGCCAATAGCTATGCTGCCCAGGACTACAAGGTTTGGGTGTTCGAGCCCGCTGTACCCTATGAGAACGCAGCGACCCTGAAGGTCACTCTGGGTTGAGAGGAGGGAATGAAATATGGCTGTCAATAACACTGTGAACACCTACGCCAATATGGAGTTCCCGCTGGCTATGAAGCGGCAGGACGCCTTTGCGCTTGATCCGACCTGTGTGTGGCCTTCCCTTGAAGAGGCGCAGCAGTACGCCCAGTCCAACCCCACCGCTTATGTTGGCCAGCATCTGTCTGTCATCGTCGGCGGCGTGTCCACCCCGTATCAGATCAAAAATGAGGCCGGAGAGCTGGAGCCTCTGGGGGCCGCTGCCGTGAATGCGGCGTCTGATTCGGAGGTCGAGGAAATGTTTGACGAGGTGTTCGGGGCCGAATAAGGCGGAACCGTTCACCTGTTGAGCGAACAAAATAATTTCAGGAGGATTAGAAAATGGCTTACGATTCCAACAAGCTCGTGAAACTTGGTCACCTGAAGGAACTGGCGACCAAAATCAAAACTGAATACGCCACCAAGGCTGAACTCCAGGCAATCCAAATCCCGGAGTACAGTATTGTTAAGCAGGGCACCGCTGAAAGCGGCTACCTGTCCACCTACTACCTGACCAAGGGCGGCGAGCAGGTCGGCGAGAAGATCAACATCCCCAAGGACTTCCTGGTCAACTCCGCCGACATCCTGGAGGTTGAAGAGGAGAACCAGCCTTATGACGGCGCCCAGGTCGGCGACCTGTATATTGACTTCGTCATCAACAGCAAGGGCGCCGACGATACTGCCACCCACATCTACCTGCCCGTGAATGAGCTGGTGGATGCCTACACTGGCGGTAACGGTATCGAGGTGAGCACCGCCAATGTCATCTCTGCCAAGATCGACAGCGTCAACGCCAACGGTCTGGGCGTAACCGCCGCTGGCTTCAAGCTGGATCTGGCTACCACCAGCACCGCCGGCGCTATGTCTGCTGCTGATAAGGCCAAGCTGGACGGCATCGCCGCTGGCGCCAACAACTACACCCACCCCGAGCACACCGCCCACGAGAGTGGCCTGTATAAGGTGACCGTTGATGCCCAGGGCCATGTGACCGACGCTGACCCTGTGGCGAAAGAAGACATCACCGGCCTTGGCATTCCCGCCCAGGACACCACCTACGGAGAGGCCACCCAGGAGACCGCTGGCCTGATGTCCGCTGCGGACAAGAAGAAGATCGACGGCATGGTGATTGCCGAGGATTCCGAGGTCACGGAGATGCTGAACGAGGTATTCACTCCTGTTCGGGCTTAATCCTGCACATGCTGAAAGATGGAGGGCGGGGGACACCCCGCCCTCTGCCTTTCATTCAACAGCTGGAGGTAATAACGCATGGGTAAAATCACACTCTTAAACCACCTGAAAGCCTGTGCGGAGGCGGCCAAGAACTTTACGAATGGTCTGGTCGGTGAACTGGCCCAGTCGGTGACGGATGCTCTGGAGGAGTTTGAATCGGTGAAAGCGGATAAACCTGTATCTACGCAAGTCACCATTCCGACTACCAGCTGGACAGAAGACGAGAGCGTCCCCGCCTATCCTGTTCATTACGACATTGTAGTGCAGGGCGCCACGGAGAAAGACCGGGCCTCGGTTGTCATCGCACCGGGAAGCCTTGGAGATGCTATCGCCTGCTCGATGTGCCCGACCTGTGAAACTGTGACAGGTGCTATCCGCATCAGGGCAAAAAGTGCTCCGACAACCCCTATTTCAGCAGAATACTGGCTTGAAGCCGGAAAGGAGAACAGATAATGGCTTTTGGATCGGTTAATATTGGCGGTGGCCCTAGCTCTGAGATGGCCGGTGCCGCAGTCAACATCAGCTACGACAACAAGAAATCCGAGGCTGACGCCACCAATGTTCAGGACGCACTCGATACCGTGTTCAAGAAAAAGGCAGATTTGAATGAGAGCGGAAAGCTGTCCGAAGAACAGCTCCCCGATATGAATGTTTCCGAAGCTTTTGTCAACACAGCTCAGAAGGACGCTCCAAATAATAATGATGCTGTGCTAATCACAGACAGCGAAGACAAAAATATTCCAAAACGGGTGCTGTGGAGCAAAATCAAGGCATTGTTTGCTGCGGCCTCCCACACTCACTCCGCCTCCAACATAACCAGCGGGACCCTCTCTGCGGCCCGGGGCGGAACAGGGCAGACCACCCTCACCCCGGCGGTCACCACAAAGGGGGTACGCCAGATCTATGCAGGGACATCCGACATGTCTTCGGGGAGCACCAGCCTGACCACGGGATGTATCTATCTTGCGTATCAGTGAGGTGAGCTGACATGCCACATTTTATTGGAGTATCTAGTATTGCGAGGAAAGTAAAACAGCCCTATATGGGAGTTTCCGGGGTGGCACGGAAGATTAGCGATGGATATGTGGGTGTGAATAAAATCGCTAGAAAGTTTTTTCCAGATGTATTCTACTTGGAATAAATACAGTGTAAAAACCGAAGTGAAATACACTTGTGAAAAAGTAATTGAAAGGGGATGCAATGGGGATTCGCAATGTCCACCCAACTATGCAAGCAGTCATACTTGGTGTACAACGCAGAGGACAGACGCAGCCATTTCAACCGGAAGATTTGTAAAAACCGGCACAATAACTTTGCCAGCCAACTACAAAAACAAAGACCCCGGTTCGGCAGTTGGTTATACCTTCATGGCCTCCAGCTACATCTACGACAGCGATAACGAGAGTTTTACCCCGACATTTATGGACAGCGGTTCGACTTCTGATTATGCAGTTCATGTGGCTGGAGAGAATTATGGTGTTCTTTATAAGGTGGTCAAAGGTAGTGGGCCGCAAACTCAAGGCTCATATCTCGGCAGAGTCACCTCCGAAAATGAGAACGCCTATCCGGACAATGGCATCCACACTGATGGATACTGGTATGTCAAGCTATAAATTTTACGATTTTAAGGGGGATATTCATGCACTTTAGCGCATTAAAGTGGGGGGGGGGTACTCCCTAAGAACTGACCCCCATGCGGAGGTGACTCCGCATGGCTAAGGCACAATATATTGGCGTTGGCGGGATCGCACGCAAGGTCAGCGGTGAGTATGTCGGTGTGAGCGGCATCGCGCGCAAGGTAAAGAGCGGATATATTGGAGTAAGCGGTGTGGCGAGGCAATTCTTTCTGGGTGAATTCACTTGGAAGAAATATACGGTTCGATACGAAAACACTTCAACTGTAGAAACGTATAAGACCATTCCACTCGTTGAATCAGATAAATGGGATTTTTACCTATCAATGAACAGGCCAAACGTATGGTATGGAAGTGAAGCCAGTTATGGTAGGTGGAGAGGTTACAACGAGACTGGATATTGTGATGATACAGTTTGCATGTGCGTAAGCGCATCAGCAATGTCATCAAACCGCAATAGTCGTTATGCAAACACCCGCTATGGATATAATTACACGTCAACAACATATTGTGTTTTTGTTCCAGGGGTAATTGATGCGAAAGTTACGCGCACAATAGACACTGATACTGGAACTTATAGGAATCGAGTTGATTTGACTTGTGAAGAGCTGATGCAAGGAACACTGCATATGAGGCCAGGGGAAACAACCAGCTACTCAGAGAATGGAATGTTTACGTCCTGCGCAATACTTGGCCCTACAGCTGTTGATATCAGGCGGTTAAAGCCGGTGGGCAGTATCAATCAATATGTTTCCGATGTCACATCTGAGAACGAAAACGCTTATCCCGAAAACGGCATCCACACTGATGGATATTGGTATGTCAAACAATAAATTTTGTGAGGAGGAAAACACATGAAAATTAAACTTTCCAACGGCACGGTCCTTTCTCCCATCCTTGCCACAGGCGAGACCCGCTATGTACAGGGAGCAAACCGGGACACGTTGAACTTTATCTTCCCCGCCACCGAGGGTATGGAGGCGCTGGACGCCGCTTTCTCGACGGAGAATTGCGAGAGCATCACAGTCCTGGAAGCCGTGGAGGACCCGGACGGGACCACCACGGAACAGAGCTACCTCCACAAGGGCTATACGATCCGGGCCGGCCTGAAAAAGGAGGCCGTCGAGGTCACGCCTGTGACCGAGGAGGCGGAGGCCATCTATGAGGACAGGATCACCGTCTCCATGAGCCAGCGCACTTATACCGAGAGCCAGCTGGCGAGCCTGATCGACACGGTGGACGTGCTGGTCATGGATGCGTTGATGCAGTGATCGGGTTAAACACAACTTTAAGGGGGATACTTATGCACTTTAATGTGTTAAAGCGCTGGGGGAGACTCCTCCTAAATTCTAACATTTTCCATGCGGGGGTGACCTCGCATGGCTAAGGCGAAATATATCGGCGTTGGCGGGATCGCACGCAAGGTCAGCGGTGAGTATGTCGGTGTGAGCGGCATCGCGCGCAAGGTAAAGAGCGGATATATTGGAGTAAGCGGTGTGGCGAGGCAGTTCTTCCCAGGAATCACCACTTGGAGCCGATATACCATCGTCAATGCCAGCACGATCACGAGGAACATACTTCACACATATACCTATGTCGGAACATACAGCCTAAATGCATCAGGTAGCTGGTATCTTGCAACAGCTGGTAGTGGGGTAAACCTAGTTGTCACAGATGACGGAAAGGTTAAGTCCATAAATTCTAGCGGCACCGGTGGATTTAATTTTCGGACAGTAAACGAACACATTGATACTCTCATAAATGATAATGAGGATAGCGTTAATGTTGGATATGCCCGATATTTTTATCTCGGACCGCAAAGTGGGTTCAGCTATATAAGCCACACTGATAGTGATAGTGGATATTGGGAGTATGTAATGGACCCACAATATGTGTACTACAGTGGAAGTAGTTTGTATGGTGCGTCTATTTGTTTCCGAGATCCAAGTAACCCGAAGAATGGTCTTTCCTCTGGATATACTCACCACACATTTTCTCGATTCAGATTAGGCACAACAGATGCCGCCACTGATAGCCTGTATAAGCTCTTGGTAAATGTGAAGTTTGACCGGGGGGACTATGTTGACCAAGTGACCAGTGAGAATCCCAACGCATATCCGACAAACGGAAAGCATACCGACGGCTACTGGTACGTCAAGCAATAAAATTTAAGGAGGAATCCACTATGTTTGAAACCATCAAAAGATTGTACTCCAAATCCGGTGACTCGGTTATCGTCTCCAACGCGGTCAAGAAGGGGTGGATTACTGCCGAGCAGTATGAAGAAATCACCGGCGATAAACACACGGGAAGCTGAGTTCCTTTTGAAGCAGCAGATAGAGATGATAAGGCGAAGGAAAGAGATACCCACAATAAGCAGTTTAACAAGAGGCCTGGAAAAGGCGGGGGCTGGCTGATGCAGCCCCCGCCAATTTCATGGTATTAGCCCCGCAGGAAGTGGGAACCAAATTCTTGCCTTGGCAAAGGCCGCAGGCAGATTGGAAGTGTTGTTTTGACGGGACTGAATGAGTTTGAGAAATTGTTCGGCAACATTACTGTGCTGAACGTGATTGAACTGGTGCTTGCGGCGGTCTTTTTGCTGTTCGTTTACAAGAGAGTCAAAGACTATCTGGTAAAGCGGTATGAGGCAAATAAAGCCAAGGACCAGCAACTGAAAGAAGCTTTGGAAGTGGTAAGCAACTACCCCAATTACCGCAAACAGAGTTTGAAGATACAGAAAGAGCTGAACGATAAAATCGCTGAGCTCGGAGGGAGGCTTGAGGAAATCGAGGAGGAGCGTCGCCGGAGCGAAAGAAATAAGCTCCGAGACATGATTATCCAAAGCTACCGGTACTACACCGATAAAGAAAGGAACCCTAGACAGGTGTGGAACCGCATGGAAGCTGATGCTTTCTGGGAGATCATCCGCGACTATGAAGGCTACAACGGCGACGGATATGTTCATACGAAAATTATTCCCGAGATGGAGGCGCTGACCGTTATCGAGATGGACAACCTCGATCGGCTCGGGCCTCCTACTATTGTGCAAGGGCTTTACCCGATGAAGGAGAAGTGAAATGGAGATCGGCATTATTCTGGCTTCTGTGGGGGCCTTCTTTGGAGGCGCAGTGAGCATCTATGCGCTGCTGGCAATTTCGGCGGTGATCCGAAAAAAGAGGAGCGAGCGGAAAAAGGTGAATATGCGAAGCCGTAGATCCGAAGCCTCCGAAGCGAAGAAGACTGCCGGAAAGGACAAGCCTCGCATTGGGAAGATGGACCTCATTCTGGTCATCATGGGAGTGACCTTGCTACTGTTTACGCTGAAGATGATCCAGCTCTTTGAGATGTACCAAACTGTTCCGGATACGCTGATTACTATGGTGTTCGGCTTCTGCGGCGGTGAGTGCGGCGTTATGGGGTGGATCAAGACCACGAAAGAGCGGCAGACAGATCGTAGGTGGCAGATTGAGGATGAAAAAAGGACGGAGGAAGCTACGAACCTTGCGGAAACTTCTGAGTGGAACGACCCATAAAGGGGGAGTTTTATGGGCCTCATTGGCAAGGCAAACGCAGAGAAGATTTTGAACTACCCCAAGACTGCTGGCCTATCCGACTACGGAGAGGCAGGGCGCATGGGCAACCTGAAGGCTGAGAGCGGCCTGAACCCTATAAACCTCCAAAACAGCTACGAAAAAAAGCTTGGCTACCCCAATCAGTCGGCGACCTGGAGGCCCAGCTTGGCTTGCTAATGAAAGAGTTGTCTACCAGCTACAAGGCCGTTCTGACCACGCTGAGATCTGCAACGACCGTGAAGGCCGCATCCAACGCCGTCCTGCTTCAGTTTGAGCGGCCGGCTGACCAGAGCGCAGCGATGCAGGAAAAGCGGGCCGGGTACGGCCAGACCTACTACGACAAATATGCGGCGAAGACCGCTGAGAAGGAGGAATCGACAGTGGCTACCAAGATTACGACCGCCGCTCAGCTTGCGGAGCGGTGCTTGGACGTGGCCCAGAACTACAAGACGCTGTATGTGATGGGCTGCTTCGGCGCCCCCATGACGGCGGCTAACAAGAAGCGGTACACCCAGAACCACAGCTACAACAAGCAGACCGCCAGGACGAAGATGATTAACACTGCCAGCGCCGATACGTTCGGCTTTGACTGCGTCAATCTCATTAAGGGCCTGTTGTGGAACTGGTGCGGCGATAAGGCCAAGACTTACGGCGGCGCAAGCCATGCCGTCAACGGCGTCCCGGACATTGGCGCTGACACGATGATTACCAAGTGCAAGAACGTGTCCACCACCGGCTGGGCCAATATGGAAGTAGGTGAGGCTCTGTGGGTAAAGGGCCACATCGGCGTCTACATCGGCAATGGTCTCGCCGTTGAGTGTACCCCGGCGTGGAAGAACCGGGTGCAGGTGACATCCGTTGGGAACATCGGGGCCAAGGCTGGCTACAACACCCGGACCTGGAGTAAGCACGGCAAGCTGCCCTATGTGACCTACACCGGAGAGAGCATCAGCACCCCGTCTACCGGAAGCGGCACCACCACGAAGCCCGGCACTGGCGCTACTACGACTGCCGGGGACCTGAAGGTTGGCGACATCGTGGAGTTTACCGGAGATACCCACTACACGAACAGCAACGCCGCCACTGGTGTCAAGTGCAAGCCGGGCACGGCGAAGATCACGAGCATCGCCAAGGGCGCAAAGCACCCGTATCATCTCATCAAAGAGGCGGGCGGCGGCTCCACCGTCTATGGGTGGGTCGATGCCGCTGACATCGCCACATCCGGCGGAGAAGAGGTCTACACCGTAGTCGCCGGAGACACGCTCTGGGGGATTGCCCAAAAGAAGCTCGGCAGCGGCGCCCGGTGGCAGGAGATCTCGAAGCTGAACGGCCTGACCTCTTCGACCATTGTGGTCGGCCAGAAGCTGAAGATTCCGAGCTGATATGGAAGGGATCGCAATAGGAGTTTTGGGGCTGGCATCCGCTGTGGCGGGGCTGGCCTTTGTCGTTTACTGGATCGTTTGCCTTGCCAGATAGGACGGGGAGAAGCACTGTGATGAAACGCAGTGCTCGTCCTGCCCGTTCCACTGTGAAAAGCACGAGGTCCACTGATTTTGAAGAAAGAGGTGTACTATGTCTGAATTCCTAACCCAGCTACTCCAGGCCGTCATCATTGCGGCCATCACGGTCTGCGCCTCGTTCCTGATTCGCTTTCTGAATCAGAAATCCGGTCAGATTGCGGCAGAGACCGACAGTGTTGAGCTGAAGAACCTGCTGGAGCAGGTGACCGATGCCGTAACTACGGCAGTTACTTACACCAGCCAGACCTTCGTTGATGCCCTGAAGAAAGACGGCTTATTTGATGCGGACGCCCAGAAAGAGGCCCTGCAAAAATCGCTTGATAAGGCCGTGTCTCTTCTGTCCGAAACTGCACAGAGCACCCTTGAAGAGATCTATGGCAATCTGAATGACTACCTGACAAGCAAAATCGAGGCCGAGGTGCGGAGCCAGAAAATTACGCTGACAGCGGTTACCGGCTCTGCTGCCGCCGATTCCCCAGAGACTGTGGTAGTCGAAAGCAGAACCGGCGTTGACCCCGCCTACGCCATCCAGATCAGCGAGCTTATGGGAATGAGCGCCGCCGAGCTGAAGAAAAAGGCGGAGGAGTGCGGCGCCAATATTGATGGCCTGACCCAGAAGAAGGACATCGCCCAGGCAATCATCACGACCATCCTGAGCAAAGCGTAAACGGGTCTGCCTCCGCCCGATACGCCCGTCATGCAGGGGTTGGCGCCCCCTCGCCAGCCCAGAAAACTGAATGACGGTATATATGCCCCCTATCCAGGCGTTGTCCTGGGTAGGGGGAATTTTTATTTTCCAGCTACTTGCAAACCTGGGCGGGATGCTATAAAATCTAAGCACAGGATCTGCTCCTGAAGGGATAGGAATCCGAGAAGCGCATATATTGTATGCGAGGAGGTGCGGAAAGTGCAGGACGAAGACTTCAAGTGGTTTATCGAAAACTACGATGAGTTGTTCAAAAAGTATGGGTGTTGCTACCTCGCCATAAAGGACAAGGCAGTATTGGGGGCATATGATAGCCCCAAAGATGCCATCTCGGAGGTCTCAAAGGAACATCCCGTCGGGAGTTTCATTGTCCAGCTGTGTAATGGCGATGAATCTGGATACACCAACTATTTTGCGAATTCGCAGGTTATCGCCCCGTAGGCTTACGGCGCAGCAAATACGAAAGAGAGAGGGTAGGATATGGACCCTTGTCATGCATTTTCGACGAGATCGGATGGGCTGCTGATGCAGCTGCACAACGAAGTTTACATCTCGGCAAACGGACAAAAGGTTACGGTCCGTGCTCTTTGGGATACTGGAGCTACAATGAGTGCCATCTCCCATAGCGTTGCGGAGGACCTGAAACTCGTACCGATTGGGAAGCAAATAGTAGCAACTCCGACGGGCAGTAAAGAAGTAGACACCTTTTGTGTGGACACGATGCTCCCAAACAATGTGAATTTTGAAGGGATCATCGTGATTGACTCTGAAATCGGCTCACAGACCGCCGGAGGAGAGCCGATAGGGATGTTGGTCGGTATGGACATCATCGGCCGGGGTGATTTTGCCGTCACGAATCACAACGGGAGGACGATCTTTACATACCGCTGCCCTTCGGTGGGCTCCATTGACTTTGTCAATCAGCTTGTGATGAAAAACAAAATTGGGACTCCGCATGGAAAAGGAAACGGAAAGCGGAAGGCCAAAAAAAGATAAGACTCCAAAACACCCCCACTTAGCCGAACGGCGGAGTGGGGGTGTTTTCGCATTTCGTCGAGAAATTCAGTTGTGATGCGCCTGATATCAGATAAATTCGCCTCTCAGCTCCAGCTCCATCTGCTGGATCAGGAGACCAGCCTCCAGCAGTCCGAAAGACTTTTCATCAGAGTCCGGCGACTGCCTGAAGTGCGTAACTGCATCCTGAAGGATTCTAAGGACCAGTTTGCGGTCGTCGTCCGTGGCCTGATTCGCTTCAAACTTGTCAGCCAGAGCCATGAACTCTCCCTCGCTTTCAAGTGCGAACAGGGAGAAAGCGGCTGCGGAGCCTCTGAGGAAGTGACATAAGAGTTTATAATCCGCTTTTTCTGGTTTTTTCTTGAACATATTCATCACCTGCCCCGTATCATACAGGAACGGCTCTGTATTGTCAATAAAAAAGCACCCACTTTCATGGGTGCTTTGCCCTGCAATATTTTTTGGCTCCGGCGGTTAAGCAGGGAGCTCTCATTAAATGCGGAAATCGCATGAAGCAGGGCTGAAACAGATTTTAGCATACCAAAATGCCAGAGTCAAGCATCTCTGTCTTTGGGAACAACACCGCAGGGAAAATCAATATACATAATGCCCAATTCTCAAAGTCTGCATTTTACAAAATGTTCTCACGGGCTTTTTAGAAACTCCAGATATACTTATACCTTCGAGCGTAAAACCCGCCAAAACTGATTCTAAGGGCTTCTACGAGCATAATCACCTAAACCGTTTATAAGTAAAAATTTTTCTAAAAATAAAGAAAATTATCTTGACTTTGCCAGTTGGTAATGTATAGTTAAGTTACGGTAATTAAATACCATAACCGAAAGGAAGAGCGATATGAAAAGATCAGAAGTAACGGTCGAGAAACTGAAAGCTCTCGGATATGTGGCGAAAAAGAACTTCGTGAATTCCTGGAGATTTCATAGCGAAGAAACTGACCTGAACGAACGTCAGGCGGAGGAACTTTTTGAACTGACCGTGAAAATTGTGAGATCTGGCCAGAGTTGCGAGATCCGCCGGAACAACTTCAGGCACACCGTAGAGGTGACCGTGAGAGTAGCTGACCGGGATAACCTGGATGGCGGCCCCCAGATTTTCTACTACCTGTCGAGGCCGATGACCGAAGCTGAAATCTTTGAGGCCAATCAGTTCACTGGGAGTTGGGAGGAGAAGCAATGAACACTGCCAAGATGAGTGCATTTGCCCTCCGGGCCATCATGGGAGAGGCTTTCGATGACGACGCTTATGAGCGTGGCCGCCAGGATGCAAGAAAGTTCTTCAGGGAGCACCCGGAGGAGCGTGAGTCCAAGATCGAGGAGGTGAAGCAGAGACTCGAAAGCGGCGTGTACCGGCACAGCCCCGGGCCGTCCTACTGGATTGGCTGCCTCTGCGAAGCTGATTTTACTTGGATGAATGTGTCAGTAAAGATACGTTCCGACATTGGATTCTACATTGGTGACATCTGCTATGTCCTTGATGATCGTCTCTATTATGGAGTCTGGAGAGACCAGAACGAATTTGCAGACGGCACATTTAAGGACCCGGACACAGGGCTTGAGGTGGCCGTCGCCGGGACGGCACACGGAGACGGCTGCTACCTTGGGAGCGACGGAGCTGAGTTCCCTGTCGATGCGGGCGTGATCGGATTGGTGCCGCTGGAGCTGGTATCCAGAGAGAAGGAGCCACAGGGCGGCCGGCTCGGCGAAATCTTTAAGATGCCCGGAGAGGCGGAGTTCATCGCCGAGAATGGGCTGTTCACCGTGAGTCTGCCTGACGGGCACATGGTCGAAATCAACACCGATTATGAATATGACGAGGAGGGCTATGAGAATGAAGAGTAAGCCCTATAAACTGAACGGGAAGCTGTTCCGCTATGATTTCGACCATAGTATGGTCGAGTACATCTATAAGGCGGATGCCGAAGACATTGCACTTGAAGAGGAGTGGGAGAAAACCCACGATGACCGCATCTATGAGATCGACGCTGATGGATACATAGTCATGGATGCCGCCGGGCTGCACAAGGACAACTGGACCAACAAGGCCGCCCGGGACGAATACCTAGCTGCTTGGAGCATGGATCTGGACGCTGAGGCGGCGGCAATGGAAGCCAACTTCGTTAAATACGAACTTCCATATCTGCTTTTAGGGAGGGAAGAACCGTATGAGTCCTGAATTCATGGCCGACCTGGTTATCAGCCTGGCGATCCTGTGCGTGTTCCTGCTGGTGCTGGGCGCCGGTTGCCTGATTGCTGATTTCGTGTTTCCGCACATCCCATTCCTCCAGAAATGGCTTGAAAGCCTGCCCGAGTATGAAGATGACACGGAGATTGCCCGCCTGTATGAAGAGGAGCGCCGGGAACGGCGGGCACGGTGCCGAGCAAGACGAAAGGGGAAATAAGATGAAAGCTAGACAGTATTTTGAGAAGCATCGGCAGGAGATGACCTGTGGTGACGAGAAAAAAGTGCAGGCGGCCATCAACCAGCTCGTTTTGGAGCTGAACGATGAGGCCAAGGATATGCTCAAGTCCAGAAACGTCAATACAGATCGGGCGGCGGTGTCTGTTCTGCGGGAGCTGAATGATAAGTACAATGCGGTCGTCGGCCTGTTCGAGAAGCATTATGGGGCCTCTCCGCTGATGCGAGACGGATACCTGAATCTCTGGAAAAACAGGATGCCGACAATTCAGCAATATCTCCGGCAGGACAGGGGCTTTTAATTTGTTCAATAATTGCCAATTGGTAACGAAAGATAATCTTTAGGAAAATCAAGGGGGTGCAGAAATGACTGAAAGGGTAGAAAAGATCGAGGTCGAGAAGCGGATATTCGTCGCTGATGACGGGACGGAGTTTCAAACGGAGAAGGATTGCAGGCAATATGAGCAGGACTGCGCTGAAAGGAACGCCAAGTTTATTGTGGCAAAGCTGCCGCACTTCACCTGCTCTCCGCAATGGATTGACCCGGATTTCGCGTGGGAGTGGTACTTTGTATCGAGCGACGTGGAACTGGCCGCTGTCCGGGAGGTTGTCTTCAATACGGATGCCAGCGCACAGGAGTATTCACCGCCGGCATACCCACGCTGGATTGCCTGTTCCGTTGACGGCGACGGATATGGAAGTATCGAGGGAACGATAGGGCAGGTCCTTGATG